GCCAGGTCTTTCAACTCTTTCGGAGACAGAGGTTTTAACACTTCGATGTTAAATTCATTGGTTAATCCTGATTCCACTTTCTCCCGACCATTCGGCAATCGAACTTTTTTGAAATACTGATACTTGCGATTTTTCATATGTTCATAGATGACCCAGGGAACATGGTAGCCGGCTTCAACATTGAATGGCACAAATTTTTTGACTGTCCCAATAACGCTATTGGCAACAGCAAAAATTTCCCCGGACCAATCTTTTTTATTCGGATTCATACAGGTTACACGAATTCGTACCAGTCGATTTGCTTCACGCCGCAAACGACTGTTCCGTTCTGCAATTGTTTCTGCTTTGCTTTTGGGTTTTGTTTTCTTTTCTGCTGGAGGAGTCAGCTGGGCATTAACCTTCTCCCGCAGTTTCTCCAACCCAATAGATGGATGATAGGAAATGCCCATCATATCTGCTCGTTCTTTCAACAGTTCCAGCTCGCTCGGTTTTGTGTCTTCTGCTACTTCTGTCATACTAATTCTCCTTATAGTGTAAAAACCCCTCCCCAGTATTGAGGAGGGGCTTAGTATTCAGTCCGTTATCATTGATCGATTACCAGGGGGCAACCGTCCAGATAACAGCAATCCGTTCCGGCCGCAGAGCCATGAACCCATAATACCATTTGATGGACATAAATCCGGTTTCCCCGTAAGGATCGGAAGTGGTAGCCATTGCTTCACCAGGCCGTTTATGGTAAATCTTAAACTTCACGGACTTACCAGAAGTCTGGAAACCAATAGTAGTGAAGGACTCGGATCCAACAACCAGCATGGGATATGCATCGTAGTAACCATCAGTTACCCGGTAGCCAGAGTTTACACCCTCAGCAATACCCACATCCAGATCACCGCCATTTGCCCCTTTGTGGTGCATCATTTCCGGTACAACAACAATACGGAAATGTCCGACAGAACCGATTTCGCCATTGATTTCAGAACCTGCAGCAGCATAGTGAGCCAAAGGAATAAAAGCCGGATTGCTGTGATAATCCGTCATTTTTTCAATGGTCGGGATCAGCTCGGAACCGATGTACATAATCCGGGCAGCATTGATAACTTTGGTATCCACCATCCGGGAGCCGGTAATAATTTTGGTGTGCTTCGGACACCTGTTATTATCCAGATCGATGGACAGCTTTGCCAGGTCTTCATAAGTAACAGAAGTCAGGGTATCAGCCACACCAGACATATCTGCCAGAGAGGTTGCAGTACCCGGATAACGTACCAGCCCAGCTGCATTCAGCAGGTCAATCTGCAGAGCGTCTTCAGTGATCTCATTGGCACCGAACAGCATTTCCCGGTTAATGTGCATTTCCAGTTCTGCATCGGTATCGAAGTCCAGAGATTCCTGAGTGTACTCATCGAAGAAACCGAATTTATTAATCGTACCTTCGATCTCCACACGCCTGAAACCAACACGGTTTACCCGACCACCCACTTCAGTCAGAGTCGGCAGCTTACCGGAAATGGTACCGATATCTTTGCTGGACCCATACAGATTACCGGCTTCCATAACAGCCAGTGCATCGAGCGTAGTCGCATCTTCGTGATCGTCAAACCGGAAACCAAGAGCATAACCCTGGCCATCAGAGCTATTGACCAGATTAGCAAACTTGGCATCATCCGTTTCACCTACCAGGGTCAATCCCAATCCGCCACCGGCTGTATCGGCCTCAGCCCAACCAATAATGGCATCGATAGCAGCATCTGCAGCCAGAGCTGCAGTGGCCCCTTCACCAACAAAATACACTTTGTTGTTACGGGAAGGGCCGTAGTACGGAGGAATATTCGGAATAGAGCCATCAGCCATAGTAACCGGAATGGATACAGACTGATTGATTACAGCACCGGCAGCATCGATACCCTGGTCGTTGATGTTGGCATCATCGAGCAGCGGCAGGTAATGGTACCGTTTAATGGTTTTGCCGAAATGCTTCGGCATAGAAATAGTATCAGCCAGCTGACCAAAGAAAGTTTCTTTCTTCAGTTCAATCAGAGCTTTCTTCTGATAGTAACTGGTCTGCAGCTGAGTTCCGATTGTCGAATTGGAACCAGTTCCGTATACTTGAGGAGTAGTGGTCATGTGACCTCCTTATCTTTACGCTTTAATTTGAAAATGTTTAGGGTCAAACTTTTCAAACTCTTCATCAGACAAGGATAGAGGGTCATACGTTTTCAGTGCCGGAGTACCTGACGTTTGTGTAGGGCTGGCAGCCTTTTTACGTTTCTTCCTTTCAATCTCTTCTGCTGTTGGTTGAGTTTGGGACACAGGCGTTTGAACTGGAGCCTGTGGTGTAGAGGGTTTCGGCGGATATGCAGTCAGCTTACCGGCTGCATGTAAAACATCCCCAACCTGCTGATAAGCAGCAAAATCAGTAATGCCCCGCAGATTCCCCATACTGCGTTCATATGCAACTGCACCCATGACCTGATCGTAGGTCCCATTTGCCACATGCTCATTGATTACCGCAATAATGTGAGGCTGCGATGCAATGGTGTTACGACTCGATTCATCCCACTTCTCAGTCAGGATATTGAGCGTCTTACTGTAGGTGGGAGTATCCCTGATTTCTGCAAGGACTTCATCTAGAGCAAGCGTTGTATCCGTAACTGTTCTTTGGGTTGGTTTATAGTTGCTATCGTTTTTTGTATCTATATCCATAGGATCAATCTCGCTGTCTTTAAGCAGCTTGGTGATTGCCTCGGGATTCTTATTGTGCAGATCAATCAAATAATTGATTTTCTCTGGATCAAGCAGATTATTCATTTCTAACAGTTTGAGTGTCTTCAATGACGGTTTCAATCCAGCCATTTTATGATGATAATTGGCTCCCATCTGCATAAGCCGTATGGCATCATCCACACTCTTAATTTGCATTTCCGTTCCATTCGCTTTGAATGGAGCAGTTAATTTTTTGTATTCTGCCTCGTAGTCAACTGCCGGTGATTCTTGTTCTTTCGAAGATGCTTCCGTTCCTGCTTGGTCAGGGGTTGTTTGCGTTTCAGTGACGGCTTCTTCTTCTGGCAGTTCTGGGGTTTCCCGGGCAGTCTCCTTATTCGGCTCTTCTCCTTCAGATGGGGTTGTAGGTACCGGATCCTTTTCTTCCTGTGGGGGTTCAGGGTCAGGCTCCGGTTCAGAATCTTCAGGAACTACTGGTGTGGCCGGTGGAGTATTGAGTTTCTCAAACTCTTCATCCGACATTTCCAGAGCATCCGAAGAATCAACCGCTTCATCTACAGGAGTATCTGTAATAGGATCCGGCATAGGCTTATGCCTCCTCAGCTAAAACTCGTTCATATTCCTGCTGATCGGCTCTCAATGCATCCTCAGCCACCCGACCTTCCTGAGCCAAAAGATTCAAATACAAATTCAGACTACCGATAGCAGTGATCTGATTATCAATGAATTTCTGGTTCCTTTCATCCTGACCATTGGGACTGGCTTTACGAGACACCATTTCGGCCGCAAAATCCCGCATGTACCCTTCGGTAATCAGAGCTTTAAAATCCGGGTTCTGCTGCAAACGTGCCAGTCGTTCTGCTCGTGCAATTTTGGCCTTGGCCTGTTCCATGGAAATTTCCAAAGTTTCTGCGTCACTCATAAGTCTCTCCTTTAATTATGAAGCCTGTAAATCAGGCAGTTGCTTTATTGGTTTGTGTTTGTTTCTCTTTGTCGTGAAAAGCTTTAACATTGAGCTTTTCCAATTCCCTTGCCTGATGAACACCAGACTCCTGTTCCAGGTAATCCAGATCCTTACGATCTGCCGAACTACCCAGTTCCCTGGCCTTGGCTTTTTCTGTTTGTTTCTTAGCCAGGTTGAGTTCGGCCTGAGATACTTCCCTGGCACCCTTGAAATCATCCAGTTCAACTTCAGAATTGTGTTTGGCAGCCAGAGCTACTTCTTTGGCAATCTGAGCTTCCAGGAGTTTTAATTTCAGTTGCATTTCCATTTGCTGCATAGGATCTGGTTCCGGTCTGTATTCTTCGATGCGTTTGGCCAGGTCCGGCATCTTACGAAGCCTTGCAATTTCTGCCCGAATCATACGGACCTCTCCAGGATCTCCATTGGGTCCAGTGGTCTGCAGCATGAAAGCCAGTTCCTTGGCTTTTTGTTCATCCTCTTCCGGAGTGCTGATATCGAGATCCAAATCAAAATGACCTGCTAGATCGTCTCTACGCACGGATACAAACTCTTCATTTGTAACCCGTACCACTTCCTCTTCCGAAAGGAATTCGGCGTTCATACTGATGATTTTGCGGCCTATTTCAAGAATTCCCGCAGCCAGCCGGCGAAGGAT